AAATCTGATAAACTGAAACGCCGGGTAAAGGATTGGAACCCTCCGGCAATTATACAATGATCATTCAAACATTAATCCTTCAATCCTGCCGTCGGGGCGCTTTTTCATTGGGCGCGTTCCAACTCGACGGCAGAGTTGAGGGATTTTTGTTTTTGTGAATTACTATAATGAACACGACTCTAAAGTTGCAGCTTGGTTGCGTGAACTCATCAAAGCTGGACTTATTCCAGCCGGAGATGTGGACGAGCGATCAATTGCAGAAGTTAAGCCCAACGAACTTCGGCGCTACACTCAATGCCATTTCTTCGCTGGTATCGGCGGATGGAGCCTTGCACTCCAGCTTGCAGGATGGCCAGCAGATCGACCTGTTTGGACAGGAAGCTGCCCTTGTCAACCCTTCTCAACCGCAGGCAAAGGACTTGCCCAAGCAGACGAAAGACACCTCTGGCCAGTCTTCTTCGATCTCATCCGCCAGTGCCGCCCTGAGCATGTCTTTGGGGAGCAAGTTGCAAGCGCGATTGGCAAAGGTTGGCTCGATGGAATATCGGCAGACCTGGAATCTGAAAACTACGCCTGCGGGTCGGTCGTATTGGGCGCACACAGCGTTGGCGCACCGCACATCAGACAACGACTCTACTGGGTGGCCAACTCCAATGGCAAACAAGAACTCGCCACAGACACGCTCGGACTTTACGCCGAACTTGGCAGCGGTGGCTCAAACAGTGATTGGCAACGAGTTATCCACTCTTGTGAATGTGATGAAGATGGAAACTGCCCTATCTGCGGAATCGACTATTCAGAATGTGGATGCCCTGGCCCAACGCAAGACGACAAATACGAATACCGAGAAAGAGACGGAATCCTTGAAGCTCGCAGGCTGGTGCTCGCCAACAGTGACGGATGCGAGCAGAGGAGTGATGCCGCCACGACCTCAAGATACGGGAATACCACTGAGTCAGCAGGTAGCAGGGATGACAGGATGGGCAACACCGAGCAGCCGCGACTGGAAAGACTCAGCGGGACAATCAACGAGCGGAGTGAACCCAGACGGCTCAGACAGAACGAGAATGGATCAACTGCCACGGCAGGCTTTTGGACTGATTACAGACTCGCCAAGTGCCGAGACGGTAAAGCCCGACGCATCCCAACTGAACCCGCATTTTTCCCGCTGGCTCATGGGATTCCCGCCCGAGTGGTGCGCCTGCGCGGTTACGGCAATGCAATCGTTCCCCAAGTCGCGGCGGAGTTCGTAAAAGCCTACTTCGAAATAACCACATGAAGCCTCCCGCATTCCAATTTTACCCTGACGATTTTATTGGCGGCACCTGTGACCTTTCATCTGAGGAGGTTGGCGCTTACATTCGCCTTCTTTGCTACCAGTGGAGTCGCGGATGTATCCCAGACGATCCCGCTAAACTTGCCCGTATCGCTGGCACGTCTGTAACACCAGACACGTTGCAGAAGTTTCCAAACGGCAAGAATGCCAGACTTGAATTTGAGCGTGAAAAACAAGCCGAGTATCGATCTGAAAAGTCAAAAGCTGGGAAATCTGGCGCTGAAAAGCGATGGCACAGCCATAGCACAGCCATCGGTTTGCCATTAGCAAACACTATGGCAAACGATAGCTCTCCGTCTCCGTCTCCGTCTCCGTCTCCGTCTCTGATTACAAACTCCACTTCAAAGAAGCCTTCGGCTCCAGAGGGTTTTGAGGAATTCTGGACAGCATATCCAAAAAAGACCGCTAAATCAGACGCTCTGAAAGCATGGAACAAAATCAAACCAGATCTCATTACCGTTCTTAATGCTTTAGACTGGCAACGTAAGTCTGAAGACTGGACTAAAGATTCAGGACAATACATTCCATATCCTGCCAGTTACCTTAATTCAAAACGATACGAGGACGAGAAACCAAAACCGAAAGCTCAACCAATCCGCCCTCAATCATGCTTATGAACATGCCAGTATCACATGAGGCTGAATCATCGCTTCTCTCATGTTTTCTTCAAGATCCAGTCAATCGAATCGGAGAGGCTAGAAATACACTCAGCGTTTCAGCTTTTGACCTTGAAAAGCACAGACGTATTTTTACCGCTCTTGTTACCCTTTACGACATAGGCACGCCAATTGACCCTATTCTTTTGGCCAATCATTTCAGGGAGAATGGAGAGCTTGAGCAAATTGGCGGAGCTGCTTATATCACAGAGCTTTTTTGTTTTGTTCCGTCGCCTGTCCATTACCTGCAATACAAGCGCATTGTTCAAGACAAGTATCTTGCTCGGTGCCATATCGAGGCGCATTCCAAAGCACTGGCTATATTCCAAGATTCAAGCATTAGCATCGCTAACGCCATCGAGCAGGCTCAGGAAGCGCTGGAATCCGTGGCAAAATCAACAATCCGCAAACTGTCACGGGTAACATTAAAAACGGCAATGGATCAAACGATGGACGAGATCCAGGAACGAATGAGCAAAGGGGGCGCATTAGCAGGATTCACAACTGGGTTTGATACGATGGACAAGAAATGCGGAGGACTTCAGAGAGGACGTGTCACTGTATTTGCGGGCCTGCCTTCCGACGGTAAAAGCGCTATCATGCAAAACTGCGCGAGAAATGCGCTGAGATCAGGCGCCAGAGTGGCTTGGTATTCGCTAGAAATGCCGATTACAGAGCAGACGTTGCGAATATTGAGCGAAGACAGCGGCGTTGATAATGCCTCGCTTTACAATGGCCTAATGAGTCGAGGTCAGCAGGATATGCTTATGCGGTCAATTCGTGAGCTTTCAGACCTAGGTTGTGATTTGATCGACACCGACAATGCCACGGCATCAGACATCTTGGCCGACATCGAACAAGGGGGCTACGATTTAGCCGTTGTCGATTATCTCCAGTTACTCGAGGAAGAGGGACGCAAGGGCGCAACTCGGGAAGAAATTGTTTCTAGCGTATCCAGACGCATGAAGAATGCAGCACGTCGCAGCGGTTGCCACATCCTCACAGCTTCACAGCTAAACGATTACGGTAAATTGCGCGAATCTCGGGCCATTGGTCAGAATGCTGATAGCGTGTTCATTATTTCAAAAGTCGAGGTTGATGGCGTATCAGACGAAACTCAGCGCTCATTGTATTGTGACAAGAACCGAGGCGGCGCACGCAATTGGACAATTCCACTGGCATTTTCAGGGCCTACCTTTACTTTTAAGGAAATCAGAGAAGACTTTAATTGATATGCCAGCACTAAAAAACCTTAAGCATGAAGCATTTGCACAAGCAGTGGCGCTAAACACGCCAGCGGCTAAGGCTTATCGTGATGGCTGGAATTGCACGCCAGAATCAGCCGAAACTGCCGGCCCTCGATTGGCTAATCGTGTTGAGGTGATGTCTAGGATTGAAGAATTGCGGGCAAAAGTAGCCGAAAAAGCCGACCGCAAGTTTGACATGTCCAAGGACAAATGGCTTGAAAGGCTGGCTAGAATTGCTGCGTCTGCCGAGGAAGTGGCCGACTTTTCAGCAGCTACCGGCGCGCTTCGAGAGATTGGCAAAGGCGCCGGTCATTATGCTCCTGAAAAGGTGGAGCATTCTGGCGCTACTGAAATCGTGATTCGCAAATTATGAAACCCTTTTTGCCGTGCGTTCGCTAGCCGACCTACTAAGGACAGTCTAAAACAGCGTTAACCTCTGTGCATTCGCGGGGGAGTTTTAGAGCGGTAAATCTATTTATTGTAATGACCATTGAACTTCCACACCGATTTAACCCGCGTGACTATCAGCTTCCCATGTGGCGGGCGATGGACGCGCATAAACGCTGTCTGATGGTGTTTCATCGGCGTGCAGGTAAGGACAAGTTATGCTTTAACAAGCTGGTCACTCGCGCAATTGAAACGCGGGCAAATTATGCGTATTACTTTCCGACTGCGGCGCTAGGCAGAAAGGCGCTCTGGCATAATGTGGACGTGACAAACGCCATGCGCGTCATTGACCACATACCGAAGGAATTACTCGCCAAACCGCCAAACCAGACTGACATGCGGATCGAGCTTATCAACGGCAGCACGATTCAGATCCTGGGCACTGACAATCTCGACGTTGTTGGCGGAAACTATTACGGCGTCGTGTTCTCGGAGTTTCAGAATCAGAATCCGCTGGCGTGGGATTACACGCGCCCGATTCTGGCAGAAAACGGCGGCTTCGCTTGGTTCAACGGCACTCCACGCGGAGAAAACCACTTTTTCGACATGCTGAAAATGGCTAAGACAAACGAGTCTTGGTTCACCCAGGTTCTCAGCGTTGAGGATACAGGAGCTATCACGCTGGCACAGATTGACGAGGAGCGACGCTCTGGAATGTCTGAACCGCTAATCAGGCAGGAGTTCTACTGTGACTTCAACATTGCTAACGAGAACGCCATCTATGGCCGATACATGACAGCGGCAGCAGCGGAAGGACGCATTGGCGAGTTCCCGATTGATGGCAGATCGCCGGTGCATACGTTTTGGGATCTTGGCGGGCCGCGCAACACGACGGTATGGTATGGTCAACGCTCGGCATTTGGGCACTGGCGATGGATTGATTGCGATATTGGACTGCCTTTAACGATTCAGGAGCGATGCGCACATATGGCCGCGAAGGGTTACAACTACGGAAAGCACTTCATGCCGCACGATGCACGCCAAACGCAGCGCAACGGCGTCACGTTTGAATCCGATGCTATAGCGGCAGGATTCAAGAACATCGTCGTCGTGCCTGTGATCCCTGACGTGTGGCAAGGCGTCGATTACGTCATGGGCCTAATGCCTACGTTTGAGTTTCGCGTTCCAGCTTGTGAGATGGGCGTTAAAGGACTCAAGGCCTACGAGTCCGCGCCTGATTCATCGAGCGGCATTGTTCGTAATGTTCCGTTGCATACCTGGGCGTCTCACGTTGCCGATGGCGTGCGAACCATGGCAGAGGCTGACAGGTTGGGCTTGATTCCAGGATACAATAGTCCAGAATCGCCGCGCAGACGCCAGGAATGGCAGCAGACTTAATCATCATCACATCATCATCACATGTTACACAACGCAGTAGATTTCAGCTCCGTCACCGATTGGAACCAAACAAACGAGGTAATCGCTAAGCAGCTTGGTTGCTGTGAAAAGACAGTCACTAAGTTCAGGCGTAAACTAGGATTGCCAAGAGCGCCGGATAAGACGACACGCACGAGGCTTAAAGAGCAGTTGCCACAAATCAGTGATCGAGCTTGGGAAACGCATTCAAACTGGGCCATCTCTAAGATTCTGAAATGCAGCGAAAGCGCTGTTCAGGTCTATCGCCTGCACAATTTCAAGCCCAGATTCAAGAAATGACGCCATTTCAAGAAGCCTACGATCTAGCCAAAGAGCTAGGCATTAACTTTAACGACATGATGAAAGAGCATCTGACGGACGGCTATGTCTTTTGCTCGCCTGACTGTTTCATCTGCGCGTTTGATACGAGTCGAGACTACGGCGATTACTCAGAGCTTGCCGTTTTTGTGACGCTGGCCGTGGGCAATCTTGATTATTTTGTCAGCATTGACCCGCTAAAAGACAAGCGCAAATGGCTAGGATTTTGCCGCGAGCACAATGGAGAGCCGCATTGGATTCCATATCAACGATTGAGAAAAAGGCTTGCGACTTCTCAAAAGTGAGAGAGAATCGCTTAATTATGGGAGGCAGTCCAAAACCACAGAAACCCAAAGCGCCACCGCCTACGCCTGCGCCAGTTCGTGCCGACTCGGCTGACGGAGATCAGGCCAGCACAGCCGCATATCGTCGCATGGGACTTGATAAAACAATCAATCCAATGAATCCGTTGGCCCCTAAAACGGCGCTTGGCTCAATCGGCGCGCTTGGATCTGGCGGTGAAGGCGTGATGGTTAACACGCGAGCACCTAAGCCGAAGCCCACTAATATCGGCGGGTTTATGACTCAATTCCCATCTCGCTAATATGAACGACGAAGGCACGGAGCAAACAAAGAAGTGGCTTAGCTGTTATCAGCGGCTCAAGGATCAGCGCGTGTCGACTCAAGATCAAATCTGGCAGGACATCGCCAACTACGTAAGCCCGCGCAAGGCAGGTATTACGGAAAAGCGCTACATGCCAGACAGCAACAAGGAAGCGCAAATCTACGACGCGACTGCTACCGACTCGGTGCAACGTGCCGTTTCTGCTTACACGTCATGGACAACTCCGGCGTCTCAGCCGTGGATTTCGCTGAAGCCTAATCTGAAGCTGAAGAATGACGACTCGGTGAAAGGCTGGCTCTCGGAGTGCTCACAGATTCTCAATCAAGAGGTTAACAGCCGTAGCAACTTCCAACTCGAGCGCCTTGAATCCGTGGCTGATCTCTGGAACTTTGGCACCACTGCCATTTTCTCAGAAATGGGCGAGGGCAATCGCCTACGCTTTGAAAAGATCAAGATTGGCACTTACGTCTTTGAGCTTGATCCATTCGGCAAATGCTACCGATTCATCCGCGAGTTTGAACTAACGGCAGAGCAGGCGCGTCAGCAATTCGGCGAAGACAATCTTCCCAAGGTTATCAAGGATTGCTTTC